TCATCTCGAGGAGTGTGGAATGAACACTCGACGGGGTGAATTGAACTTTAGTCGTAACGCAAGATGACCGGCTGCCTGCTCGAACCGAGGAAGAACCCGACGATGAACGCCGCGAAGAGCACGACGATCGTGATTTTGTCGATCGACGCGAAAAAATCGTGTGATTTCGGACTCTCCGCCGCGTACATTTGAGGCGGTGGGGGGTACATCATCTGCTGTTGATACATCATTTCGTCGTGCGTTGGCGGTGGTGGAGGTCCACCCTGGTAAACGTGCTGGACGTCTTGGATCGGCGTCGAAGTATCCTCCAAACGCTGTTGTTGTTCGGGTGGCGCGTCATCTCGCATTGTGGGGTCGTAATCGATTGGTTGGCCGATATCAGTCTCCATCTTGCTTTACAATTTGTTTTTTCTATTCGAAAATTTCAGCACTCGCTCTCGCTGTCGGAGTAATCATCGTCGTCTGACGTTTCCATGTCGTCCGAGTCAACGATGAAATCGTCCAACGAACCCGCGTCGTCGTCATCGAACTCGTCGTCCTCGCTGTCCGACCCTTCGTCATCCGTGTCGATGTCAGAGCCGTCGTCGTCTTCGTCGTAATCATTGTCGTTGAAATCGTCCTCAAACTTCTCGACTTCGGGTACGTATACCTCGCTCGGTCGCCTGATCAATCTTCCAGATCGCGAACGCTTGTTGCACACTTTCGTTTCTTCGATTTGACTCATTTGGTAGTCGTTCTGTTACTCTGTCACATCATTCCTCTAAGTACCGACCATGAAATGCGATATTGTTATATCTCGCCCGTTCCCGAATTTTCGTCTCCATGAGAACACCGATAGATGTTGATATACTTTCAATATCATCATCAATCTCGTACTCTACACCCGTCATCGCTATCGCGTCCAGGTACCCGATCGCTTCGTACAATGCCTTGGTCGACTCGTCGGGATCATCGATGCGCGCCTCGGCGAGATCGAGCGAGCGACGAAACGCGTGATATGCCTCGGGATCGATTCCCGAGTACGCGTGCGCCCTGCGTTTCAGTGCGACTAATTCAGGGTCGAAAACCATGGGTAATGCGCGCACGTGTTTCAAATTCGAAATTTTATATAACGCGGTAAGTGCACCGACAGTGAACACGAGTGTCATCTATAAATTACATGATCTTATTTTTTTCGCGTTGTCTAAACAACTTTTCGTCTAGAGTCGGGTCGTGGTGTCCTATCGGTATCATGCGCATGCCCTTCCGTTTTGATTTCGTGTTAAAACATTCACAGTCCTGGCGAAGGTACGCTTCACCGCCACTGATTCGCTCGATGACGAATTGTGCCATGATTTTATGACACGCGTCTATCTTCGAGCAATACTGTGAATTCGTGGCGACTTTCCACGTTTTGCCCACCTTTTTCATGGAGACAACCTTCGTTCTCTCATGTCCCGAAAACTGCCTCTGTACGATCGTCTCGATGGATGATTTGATTTCCTGGTCGACCGCGGCTTGTTCCTTTTTCTTTGCCGCCTGTGCACCCGGTTTAAACCCATCCGGGTACAGACGCTCTTTGAGACCCGGTATGCTGGACACAGGCACATTGTCCCCGGTGAAATATTTGCAAAACCCAAATATCCTACCGACCATGGTATCGCATTTACAGTGGCACTTCTGTCGAATCATCCCGTTCGAAATCGTATAATAGACATGATTCGACCCGTGATTTCGCTCGATGTTTTGACACCACTTTGAATCACTTGACGCCAACCACGTATCCTCGACCTTGATGACTTTTTTGACACTGGCATCCTCCTGTCCCCGAACATACCCGCGCACGAGCTGTTCGATCATATCGATCAACTCCTGATCGGTCACGTCTTCACCACCGAGGCACTCCATGTCAGCGAACGAGCCGTCTTTCACGGTTCTGTTTGGGGACGTAATCACCGCACACGTCGTCGCGTCCGATCGGACCGTGGCCATGCGTAAGATATCGGCGCTCGGTTCCTGTGACACGTTTTGAAAGAGCGACATGACCGGTCCGCTTTTGTAAATGCATATCGGAAGATACGCCACCTGTGTCGTTCGACCCTTCGTACACGCATCGCACCCTTTCCCACCGCATGCGTCGTGTTTACCAACCTTGTGTGACCACGGCATGCGAAACCCGGAACCCTTGGAGCGTCGACGACCTTCGATCTCACCGTACACGGCCTGATCGATCGTTCGTTCCCAATCGACACCCCCCTTTGCCGTCACGAGGGCAACGATGACGTGTTCGCGAATCGCGAGCGCTGATGCCTGATTCACTATAAATCCCGGCCAATTGATGTGAACGCCCGTCTTGGTTTTCCCTCCCGCGACGGGTTTCGGTGGCGATACGCACACGAGCGCGTCTTTACCCCCCAAACTGGACACCTTGTCGCATATAACGCGACATATGCCCTTGACCTCCTCGACCGTGAGCGCGCGGTCGTCTTTGTAATCGATATCTAAGAAGAAATTGTACCGCTCTGTTTTCTGTTCGACTACGTATACCTTCTCGCTCGCCTTCACCGCCTCGACGTACTTGTCGTAAAAGTCGTCCAGCCTATCGAAGGGTACGCTCAGAACGCCCCCGTCCATGAGCACGTGCGATAGATTCGCACCGTTGTTGAACTTCTGTTCGCGGCACCATCGTTTAAATTCGAACATGCGCGCGCGTCGTCGAGTGAGGACTTGACTTCTGATATTACCAAGTGAAATATCCTCTAAACCATCGTCGCGTCGATATTTCATCGTCCTCTTCTACCTCGTGCTTCTTTTCCTTCAATTCTTTCTTTAATACGAGAAGTTCATACACGGTTCGCATTTTTACTTCTTCAATATAGGCGTCGGCTTCTTCATCGCTTTTACCGAATTTTTCAGTCATGAGTTCTTTCAATTGCATTAAAATATACTTCTTCGATTTCATTCTATTCTACTTGAATGCGAACGTTTTTCTATCGCGCGTTTCGAGGCACTCCGTGAACTTCCCACTTCGAAGCACGTTTCGTTCGATGAGATCCCACTGTTTCCTCTCTCGAAACGTCGAAAGGCCTTCGAAGGACATGTGATCGTTCTCGTCGAACGTTCGTTTGATCGGGCGTTTATTGAGCTTCGCGACGAGATACTTTTGCTTCTCCTCATAAAATTTCTTGATCATGTCCGCCCTGGTGTTTTCATCCCACTCCGCGAAAAATATGAATACGTTGTACACGAGCTCGACCGCACTCCCAGGTTCCTCGGGGACGGTGAACTGGTACGTACTGTACTCGCCTCGTTTCATCACGATGACCCCGCGCGTTTCTTCTTCGAGTTCGCGCAGAGCCGTGCGTATCGGATTCGTGATTTCGCGCCTTCTGCACCCACCCGTGACGAAGATCCAATCCTTGAAGCGCCTGTCACGCACGACTAAAAACGTCGGTTCGCCCTGTTCGTTTAAAACGACAGGGATAGCTATTGCTTTATGTTTTTTCGGAGGTGATTCCGACATGATGCATCTGCGTGATGCAATCTAAGATACCGCGTCCTTTTAATCGGACTCATTTTCGGCGGCGTCGCCCTGCTGAACGACCTGGACCTCGACTTCTTCGTCGTCGTCATCCTCCGAGGACTTCGTGACGGCGTTTGCCATGGCGTGTGAGACGGAGTTCGCGTGTCGAACGAGCTTCGAACTGACGTCACCGATCTGATTGATCTGGTCCTTGACGTTATTGAGTTCGCGGAAGAGGAAGATAGCGGCAACAATGCACACGAAGACCGCTCCCGTGAGAAGCGTTTCGCGCTGAATTGGTACCATCGTGATGGCTATTACTAGTTTGAATTATTTCTCTAATACAATGACGCACCCGGCATGTTCGTGCGGTACTCGTACCCCGTCGTGCCGAACTGCACGGCCTCAAAGTGCTGGTGCTTATTCGCGTACCCGTAATGCGACGGCGCGCGCACTTGAATTTGATCCTGCTGAGCCTGAGCCTGAACCTGTTGAACTCTCGGGTGCGCTTGAACCGTGTATTGCTCGAGCCTACCCGCAGGTTGTTGCTGTTGCTGCTGCTGCTGTTGCGGCTGCTGAGACGCACCGAAGAGATTGTCGAGACCACCCGACGCGGGGTCGTACGTCAAAACGAAGACGACTCCTAAAAGAAACAACGTCTTTATCATTACACTTACGTGAGATTTATTTTAGTTCGAGTACCGGAGGGCGCCCATGCCGTTGACTATGGATAAAATGTTATAGTTAACGGCGTAAATCGCGTCCGTGAACCTTTCAGAGCTCGAGATGAGACGAGCGCTATCAAGCCTCGAGTAGTTGAGCGTACCGGTGGCCTGGCTCTTCGACGTTTCCAAGCAGTGCGGGTACACCATGAGCGCGTCATCGGCGTTGTTATCCGCGTGCGTCATGTTGTAGAAAGCCGGGATGGCGGTGAAATTGGGCGATGCGTACTTGAAATCGGCGATATCGGTACCGTTGATTTGGAGCTTGAGCTTATTGGACGGATCGAGAATCCCGAGCGCGGCGCCTTGCGACTTCGCACTCGCCAAGAACTTCACCGGATGGTTCAAGTTCAATTCTTGCGTCGTGGCGTCGGAACCGATGTTCTTTTGCGTTTGCGTGATCAACATGTCGACTTGCTTGGACGCGAAGTGCGCGCGCTCGGCTTCATCGAGGTAGATGAAGTTGGCGTAGCACTCCCACGTGTGCGATTCGGCGGCCGCACCCCACGTGATTCGCAATTCCACATCGTGGTACTGCAACCCGACCAGGGGCAAGGCGTTCGCCCAGGAATCGCAGAAGAAAAACCGGAGCGGGTAAAACTTGGAGTTGGCGCCACCGAAGAAACCACCGAAACGCGACTTGGACAGATTCGTCGCGAGCGCCTTCGGGGCGATGTGCTGAGTGAAGATCGAGTCCTGATCATCAATGACTTGACCGCCAATCAATAACTCCACCTTCTCGATGACGGTATCCCAGTTCGCGATCGGCGTGGCCTGCGTACCGGTATGGGGCATGAGGTAGACGTAGCTCAAGAGATCACCCTTGCGCTCGATGCGCACGGTGGACATGCCGTTATTGGACACATTCCCTTGAATGACTTGGCGCTCGACCGATTGTGCGAAATTTGAATGGCGTTTAAAAGTGCTCCTGAAGAAGCTGACTTCGGGTTGACCCGTGATGTGGGTGTCTTGTTGACCGACGGCGACGAGTTGCGCGATGCCACCGGACATTTTTCGTATATATGATACAGTGAGATTATTTCTCTAAGCCTTGTCAACACACGATTTTTCTGCGAACGCTGCGTACGCGGCGACGAGACTCGCGACCACCGCGACGACGATGGGTTTTCGACGCTTCGGCGCGATCGCGATCGCGATGAGCGCGAGCACGACGAAATCTACCCTGAAGAATTGCGCGTACTCGCGCAGGGCGCGTCTGATGCGACCGAACTCGAGAGTCCCCGGGAAACTGACAAAATACGCACTCGAGGAGACATTTTTCGTGTCGGTCATGGGACTCACGTTCTCGAAGAAAACGCGATCGTCGTCGACCTGAATGAAATCGTACGCCGAGCACAGTGCGTTCATGTTGACCTGGTCGTCTTCACACGACATATCGAGCGCATCGGCGAGCACGATTTTAATATCGCGCGCGTACCCGACGTACATGCCCGTGTTCGCGACGTGTTTGCCATCGCACGTGCCGAAAATATTCTGACTCACGTATTTCCCAAACGATTCAGGGTCGGCGGAAACGACAATTCCCGCGCCTGTGTCGCGGAACTTTTCCTCGAACCCCGCGAGATCTTTGTTGATGAGCGTGTCGAACCCATCGACGAAAACGACGATATCGTCGTCACCCTTCGTCTCCAAGTGTTTCGCCATGCCCCTGTACTTATCACTGAAACCGGTCCACTCGGTTCCCATGCCTAGAACAGTCACCGGGACTCCAAATTCATTGTTGACGAGTTTGTCGAAGAGCCCGAATTTCTTGTTTGCGTACGTCACGACTTCGATCGTCATACTTTATTTAAACTTGACATTTTAATGCCGAGAAGACGACCCACGCCATGACCACGTCGGCGGAATAGTGTTCGTGCGTCGCGATGGAGAGGAGCGACCCGAGAATTGGCCACACCGGCCAAAACACACCACCCAAGTGGTACGCCGCGACGAGATTGAACGACGTGTGCCCTGAGAACATGAAATCATTACAGAACCCGAACGGCGGTTTCAATTCACACTTTTTCATCGACGGGTACGTCGTGACGTAGTTTACGAGCGCGCGGAACACGTACATGAGCCCGAGCATGGCGAGCATGGATTCCTTATGCCCACTCGACCAACTCGACCACGCGAACGCGAGACCCACCAACGGCACGATGAGCGCGACGTCACTCAACCAGTCGTACCGACTGAGATTGGGGAGTAGTTTGAACCCGACGTCATAGATCGGGTCTTTTTCACGCACGTTGCGCTTGAACGAGATGTAATATCCGACCAACATGTTTAGCGCTAGCGCACACAGGGCGAACACCAGGGCAAACTTCATACTATCCACGAACATTTAATTTAAATTCTGCGCGTAAACATATATACGATGGCGGCCATCGCGATCATGCTCGTCGGCGTGTGCTGCATGTCATCATCGGTCGGCGGTACGGCGTTCGGCCTGGGCTTCATCCCCGGAACACTCCCGAAACTCGCGTCTGATCTGAAACTGAACGAATTGAAAAAAGCGCTCAAGTACGGGAAAAGTTTATTGCCTGATTTCCGTACCAAGGTCATGAACGCGAGCGCGTCGTCCCAAGACGAACGCCTGGAATTCATCGATTCCATCGACGATGCAAAGTGCCGCGACATCACTGAAAGGATCGGGAAGATAGACGAGGAGATCGCGAATGACGACGGACCCGTTGAGGTTCTGACGCTATCGGGCATGAAGTTTAAAGAGGCCGCTATACACGAATTCATAGACGTGACCGCGGCTGAACTCGCCGAGATCGGTACCATGTGTGGGGGAGCGCTCCAACCGCAATCCGAAGGCGAAGGCGACGGCGAAGGCGAAGGCGAAGGCGAAGGCGAAGGCGAAGGCGAAGGCGAAGGCGAAG